ATGGCAATTCAAATAAACGAAACTACTGTCATTGATGACAGTAGAGTCCTTCAAAATTTAGGATCAGCCCTTAGTGTATCTAATGGCGGTACAGGCGCAGCCTCCCTGACGGCCAACTATGTTTTATTGGGCAACGGTACCTCCGCGCTTCAAGCGGTGGCTCCGGGTAGCAGCGGTAATGTGCTGACCAGTAACGGCACGACATGGACAAGTAGCACGCCAGCAGGTGGGAATTATACTCTACTGCAAAATATAAACCCAACGAGCCCATCTAGTTCTATAGACTTAACGGGTCTTTCGGATACTTATCAATTTTATCGGGTGATAGTATACATACCGGCTAGCGCCGGGGCGTCTTACTTAAATCTAAATGTTGTGCTTTTAGATTCTAGCAATAACCCATTACCAAGTCCTACATCAACCGGCCGAACATACTATTGTTCTATAGGTCTTGGTTCTGAAAATGTATCAAACCCTTTTACTTCCAGGAATGTTTCAAGCACGATTGGTTTTTATACTGTAAACAATAATGGAACCCTGGACACAACTACAAGCCCTGCTTTACTTGATTTCACGGTTGTAAAATCTAAAGACGGTTTGCGCCCATCTCATGGAATCAGCGGCACTATTTGGGGAAATCAGTCTACTTACCCAGTCCCGACTATATTCGGTGGTGGGTATGGAACCTATGACACACCAACCAATAACCCAAATTTGCGGGGTATTAGGTTAAACAATACTTTTGGTGGCTCCGTTTTCGTTGCTGGTTCAAGCATCCAGCTTTGGGCCTGGAAAACCACCGGCTAAGGTGTAAACATGGAAAAAATCTACAGAACCACCGTCAACGGCACATTTGAGCTTACCGGCAAAGAATTGCAAGAATTTTTGCATTATCAAGATGTGGCAGCAGCTGAACAAAAAGCCATATTTGCGGCAACAGCACGAGAAAAAAGAAATTACTTGTTGCTAACTTCAGATTGGATTGAGCTACCCAGCTGTTCATTGTCAAACACTAAAAAGCAAGAATTCGCGTTATATCGTCAGGCATTGCGAGATGTCCCGCAGCAAGCCGGGTTTCCCGAAAACATAATTTGGCCGACAAAACCAGTATAAACCGGTATTCTAGTGGCCGTCTCAGCCGCGAATGCTGCGTTTGAAATAGTAGAAGAAAATTATGCCAACACTTAGACACACCTGCAATACCTGTGACTCAGTATTTACGGTTAGCTACGATGAAGAACTCTGTGAAGATGCGCCACATTATTGTCCATTTTGCGGAGACTATATAATCGAGGATGATTATGTAGAAGAAGAAGATGATGAATAATGTGGATATACAAAGGTCAAGAATTTTTAGAAGAACATATTGGTAATTCTTATGGTTACGTTTACTGTATTACCAACACATTTACTGGCAAACAATACATAGGTAAAAAATTCTTTTCAAAGGCTGGTTATAAAACAGTCAAAGGCAAAAGAAAAAAGATTAGAAAATCATCTGATTGGTTGACCTATTGGGGTTCAAACAAAACTCTCCTTGAGGACATACAAGAACATGGCGAACAAAATTTTCGCCGCGAAATACTTCATTTATGTAACACCCGTTCTGATTGTGCCTATTTGGAATTAAGAGAACAAATAGATCGGCGAGTATTAGAATCTGGTAATTTTTACAATGATTGGATCATGGTAAAAGTAAGAAAAGACAACATAAAATTTCACAATACAAAATAATTTTTGTGCATTGCAACATCAAAAAACATATATAGTTATGTGACGCTCAGAAGAGGTCATGGCATATTAATCGTCTAAAGGAGATAAAAATGATAGATTTATACATTGATACAATTCAAAATTACAAGAAGACCTTTGTAACCACTTACATTGCAGATAAAGGTTCTCGTGATGTTTTAATCAAATTTGTAGATGCTCAAACTGATTTTGTAAAGCAATCAATTAAAACTACAGAGTATTTTGGAAGAGAGATTCAAAACCAATTTCAAAAAATTGGTCTAAAAGATCTACCTCAATGGCCATTGAAAGGTCTGTAATTTACAAAATTTTTCAAAGCATACATAGAGGTATGCAGAAAAAGATTGGAAAACCTCAAAAAACTGAAAGTTTCATAGAAACTGAAAAGAAATGCAAATCGTTTGCACCGGTAAATCGTAATGGTTGGTGGATTAAGTTTTCTACTAATGGAGACAATTCCATATTATTGATGTTTACTTCAATGTTTACCGGGCAAACGGTTGTACGGTTTTTTCAAGAGGAAGATGAAGCAGTGGGATTTATCAACTTTGTGGTTGAAAAAAACGCAACAAAAGAATTAATCTTTGAATAAGCGGCATATCGAAAGAATGCCGCTTTTTGTTTTTGGTCGTGTTAGGATGGAAATATGCAAATAGAAGGCAAATTATCTGGCGTTCAAAAACAGGCAATGAATTTCTTTGCCAAAAAACTATTTACTCCGCAAATGCGTAGAAATATTAATGTGCGAGTTATATTTCGAAGAACAATGAAAGATGCATATGGGTTCGCAGAGATAGAATCTTATAATATTGCAGGTAATCCAAGATACTTTATCATTGAGGTGAATTCTAACCTCGATACTGATGAAAAATTACATACAATAGCGCACGAAATGGTTCATGTGAAACAATATGCTTACGGTGAATTAGATGAAGAAATGTCTGTATGGCGCGGCAAAAAAGTAGATTCAAATGAAATACCTTACGCTAAACAACCATGGGAAATAGAAGCTTGGAATAAAGGTTATAAGCTATATAAGGCATTTAAAAATGGGAATGTTTGACTATATTCAATATGATGGGCATGATTATCAAACTAAAGATACTCCAGCACAATTATTAGATCATTATAAAATTCGTGAAGATGGTACACTATGGCATACTGCATATGATACTGAATGGGTTGAAGAAAAAAACTATTTTTTAAAATCTTACCTTAGAGAATTTAATCAGCGTGAAGAATTTTGTGCCGAGTTTATTGGTGAGATTCGATTCTATCGGCACCTAGATAAAAAACATACACAATGGGAAGAGTTTTCTGCCTATTTTGTTAATGGTAAAATGCGTGAACTACATCAAATAAGTGGAGAAAACAATGACAATTACAGCGCTCACATCCAGCCAGATTGATACAATTACCAACACAAATTATCCATATTCTTTGTCAATTGGACCTGGACCTAATGGCATTACTAGTGGTATTCAAACTGTAAGCATACACGATCATACCTATCAAGGACAAATGGTCACAGTTCAACATACTATTTCTGATACAAATGCAGAAATGTTAAAGATGAATATGGGCGAGTTTAAAGATGAGGTAAAAAAACAACTTCTAAGAAAATTATTGGATGAAATTGTAAAAAATAATCTCATTGAGTTTACTAGTCAAACTGATTCTGCAAATGGTTTTACGCATTATCGTGCAAGAATTTATGCAACACCAGATACACAAATTAGAGCAATTCGTAATAATATGAAAGTTTAAAATGAGAATTGAAGATGATGTTAAATTTGATTTTCGAGATGTTTTAATTCGACCAAAACGATCTACGTTATCAAGTCGAAAAGAGGTAGATTTAGCTCGCACCTATACGTTTAAACACAGTAATTATAAATGGTCTGGTGTACCAATTATGGCTGCCAATATGGACGGTGTTGGTACTTTTCAGATGCTTGCAAATCTAAACAAACACAATATGTTTACCTGTCTTGTGAAGAATTATGATTTAGAGAGTTATACAAATTCACAAAATCTATTTGATAATGCTTATTCTAATTTTGCTATTAGTACAGGTACCAGTAACACAGATTTAATAAAACTAAAACAAATTTTAAATGTACTTACGTTAATACAATTTGTTTGTATTGATGTAGCAAATGGTTATTCTGAACACTTTGGTGACTTTGTTGCTGAGGTAAGAAAAAACCATCCTTCTAAAACTATTATTGCTGGTAATGTTGTTACAGCGGACATGACACAGGAGTTAATATTACGTGGAGCAGATATTGTTAAAGTGGGCATTGGTCCTGGTTCGGTTTGTACAACTCGTATTCAAACCGGTGTTGGTTATCCTCAATTATCCGCCATTATTGAGTGTGCTGATGCCGCTCACGGTCTTGGAGCGCATATTATTGCTGATGGTGGGTGTGTTTGTCCTGGTGATGTTGCTAAGGCATTTGGCGCCGGTGCTGATTTTGTAATGTTAGGTGGTATGCTAGCAGGGCATGATGAAGGTGGCAGCACTGTAAAAGATGGCCGTGTTAAATTTTACGGCATGAGCTCTGATACTGCTATGAATAAACATCACGGCGGCGTTGCAGAGTATCGATCAAGTGAAGGTCGAACTGTAGATATACCTTATCGTGGACCTGTAAAAAATACGGTACTTAATTTGCTTGGTGGTTTGCGTAGTGCTTGCACATATGTTGGTGCGCCATCTTTAAAACAACTAAGTAAGTGTACTACATTTATTCGTGTTAATCGACAAATTAATGATGTATTTTTAAAGTAAAACTATAATGTTTCAAGAAAAAATTATTACTAAGGTTGGTTATATTGAAACAACTTTACCATTTACTTTTTTTAATGAATTATTAATGAATATAGATTCATATGAATTTAAAAAAACTATGAATGACAATTTGGCTGGTCAAATAGAAAACGAAAAATGGTTTGATTATGATTTGATTCCCAAAGGTGTTAAAAAAATAATTTTAGATGGTTGTCACGAATACATAAAAGTATTTGGCCACAATTATTTTAAGAGCAATAGTTCAAAAAATTATAATTTAAATTTTTTAAATTCTTGGGTTAATTTTCAAAGAAAAGGAGAATATAATCCAATCCACTGGCATTATGGTGATTTAGTTTTTGTAATATGGATAAAAATACCATATGAATTGGAAGACGAATTAAATCATAAATCATCAGTAGGTTCAAATCATAAAGTTGCTTCTAAATTTGAATTTGCAAATATTAGTAATCGTTTTTCTAATATTATTAATAGAATTTTAGATGTAGATAAATCTTATGAAGGCAGATTAATTATATTTCATGCAGATATGGAACATACAGTTTATCCATTTTTAACTAGTAATGATGATCGTGTATCCATGTCTGGTAATCTAAAAATAGAATTGCAAAAATAATTAGTAACAGAGAGGTAAAATATGCCAAGACAAAAAAAAGAAACCACAACAAATAAAACAAAATGGCCCAAAATTACTGAGGGCAGTCATAGTATTCGCACTGAATATGAAGATGGTCATGTTGAATTTATAACTGATTGGGAAAAACTTGAGCGAGATGTAAAACAAGCGCTTCGTGATTATGAGGACAATAAAGTCGCATGAGATTTCGATTAATATGGGCAAGAGCTACAAATCATTTGATAGGTAAAACAGATGACGATAAGCCAGATATACCTATTTTAACACTCCGTGAAGCCTGTATTGCATTGTTTCTCCGAACATTTTGGGTTATCATACATATCATTACATGCCTTTTTATTATAGCAAACATAATACACCATTGGTAGAAAGAAATAAATGTTAGAAACTGTCTCAGAATTATTTCAAGAAGCATATAAAAGAAATTGGATCACAGCGCGTGATGGTAATGCCAGTATTCGTTGGCATGATCGAAACCATTTTTACATAACACCATCTGGTATTCGCAAACAAACTTTGCAGCCAGAGATGTTTAAAAAAATTAAATTAAATACAATATTATCAGCAGTGCCGCCATTTATGATTGATGATTATGAAGAAGTGCCATATACTGATATTAGTGAAAAACTTAAACCATCTGGTGAATTGCCATTACATTTAGCACTTCAAAGCAATATTAATTCTGAAGTGCGTGTTGTATTGCATTTACATCCAACATATACTATTTCAGCACTATATGCTGGAATTAATTTACAAGATTTATCAAAAGAGTTTCCAGAACTTAGTCGATATACCTCAGTAGCACCAAATGTGCCATTAATTCCACCAATTTCACAAGAATTAGCTGATGCTTGTGTAGAAAATATTGGTCTTAATAAAAAAACTGGTGATATTCAATATAACATTGTTGGCTTAGATAGACATGGTGTTGTTGCTGTAGATACTAGCCCATGGCGTGCATTTGAACATATTGAACGATTAGAACATATTTGTAAGATAGTATTGTCCGCTAAATGAAAGTTGAAACTCAATTACAATATATTTTAGAAAGGCGTGATGTCCGCTAAATGAAAGTTGAAACTCAATTACAATATATTTTAGAAAGGCGTGAATATCTTACACAGTTAAATGAAAAACACCGTGTAGAAAATCTTGAGCGATTAAAAAATCAACAAGAGAAAATGTTACTTGAAAAAATACGTGATAGACAACAAATTGAAAATGATAAGGGTCGCTACATAGATATTAAAGTCTAATGCCTGGAATATATAAAGAAAAAGAATGTCCTAATTGTGCGACTAAACATCGCAAAAAAGGCATTTATTGTTGTCAAGCTTGCGCCGCTACTGCAAGAATACCAACCGAACATATGCGTAAACATATGCGTGAAGTGGTAGCTGAATATAATAAAACACCTGAAGCAATTGCACATAAAAAACTATTTCACACTGGTATTTCAGTAGAAGATTTTGCTGTAGATATACCAACAATACATGAATTGCCAGATGGTTATGAACCAACAGGAAAATGGTAAATCAAACTTGACCGATGGTCAAAATAGTTTTGATTCTACATCTACAGGCGAATTAATTGCTTTTATTAATCGCAACGTAACACCATATTCTACGGAATCATCGGGTCCTAAATTTGATTTAGTACCCGTTGAAAAACAAAAGGATATAATGCTTAATGTTGCCAGGATGCACGCTCAACAAGAGTATAATCGCATTATGGAATTAGTTGCGGTGTTGCAAAAACAAGCCGAACAAATTAAAAGACGATTAGATATTACTGATATGGTGCATAGTGCCAAATATGATTTTCAAACTTATCATGGAATTATATATTGGTTACTTTTTGACCATAGAAAACAATTTACAAGATTAGCATTAACTGGACCTAATGATTGGAATACAGGTAAACCAGAAGAATATGAATATATTTGTAAAGTAAAATGGTTAGGTGACCATACTTGGATTGAGGTTGAATAGATGTTGTTTAAATACAACAAAAAAAGCGCTTGACAATTGCTAAAAATGCCTATAGAATGGCAACATGATGACTGAAATGATCTATACCTTCTGCGAAGACACCGTTTCCGATCTGCACAAAGATGCATATGGTATGCGGCCCGGCGAAGGGTTCTGGCAGCGTTGGCGCGAAGCGACCGATGTTGAAAAGCAAACTGAATGGGACTGGTTGTGTCAAGTGCTTGAGCGCCGTCTTGAAAAAGACGAAGAAGAAAAGCAAAAGTGTATTGCTCAACTTGAAAATCGCATTGCTTCGTTAATTGAACTTGGTGCTCGTAATCGTAATATGGCGCTGCGTTGGTTGATGGAAGCCTATGAATGTAATGGTGACTGGGAATATCTTGAGTGGAATCTCGGTGTACCGTATGGTCATACTCGTGAAGATAGAGTTTGAAAGATTAAAATGAATCGTGTAATTCGTGATGGCCATGTGGCCGTATTAGTTTCTCCCGGTTTTGGTGCCGGGTGGTATTCTTGGCATAATGTAGAAGCTCTTTTGTTTGATCCGCAGGTTGTTCAACTTGTTGATTCTCATGTAGATTCCTCTGAAATAGAATCATACTGTATACAAGAATATGGCGGCGGGCCTTATTATGGTAGTGCTATTCGTGATTTAGTGATACAATGGGTGCCCGTAGGTGCTCGGTTTCGTATAGATGAATATGATGGTGATGAATCATTAGTTTTAGAATCTAAAGAAAAATGGATAGTAGCGTAAAATGTAAAGTATGCAAAAAGGAGTATTCTCCGCTTTGCGACTACAATCAGGGCAGGTGCCCAATGCACCCGCCCTATATTAATTTCCATTCTACAAGGTTTTTACGCCTTTGGAATACAATTAAATTATGGTTTCAAAAATGAGTAAATTTAGACAATTACGGAATGACCCTTTTCAATCGGTTATGAATAGTGGTACTATGGCGGCATCAATGAACTCGGCAGTAAGTCATATTCTCACTCCCATGCGGAATACAGATATCCAACGATTAGAAAAATCTGGTGATTGGTCTGAATTGATGAAAAAAGCAGCGGCTCAAACCCGCAGGTTTAGAAGGGATTTTTATAAATGAACCAACGAATCAAAGAACTTGAAAAACAATGCTGGAGTCATCGAATTGATGGTTATTTAATTGACGGTCAATTACATTTTGATTCGCAAAAGTTTGCCGAGTTAATTATTCAAGAATCTTGTAATGTTTTAAAAGAATTTAATGAAGAGCTTCGTGTTAAAGATGCTGTCAGTATAATTCAAAAACATTTTGGAGTTACAAAGTGATAGGTTTATATAAATTTTTACGCCTGTTGTTTAAAACTTTTTATCAATTATTAGATCCAAACTTTAATGGTCTAAGAAATGCGCCAATGCAAATTAAGTACATTATTAGTATCTGGCTAGGATGCTTTTGGGCACTGGCATTTTCATTGTATACTGGCGAATTGTATTATCTAGGCTACAATGTATTTGGTCACGGTGCTGTCATTAGTATGGCGTTTTTAACTTGGATTGTAATTAAGACCGTACAAAAACAGTATCCCGAACGATCAAAATACGATCAATTGCGACAACCGGATCGTGCTCAAAGAGATTTGGAAATGAGTGATGAAGAACGCAATAAAAAAGCAGCAAATCTAGTATGAATGACCATACTCGTGAAATAATGATCATATTGCAAGAAGAAGCTGCTGAGGTCATTGTTGAAATCAGTAAATGTATACGATTTGGTCTTTCCGAAGATAATTTAAATAGATTAAATAAAGAACTTGGTGATTTACAAACAATGATAGAATTGCTAATTACTGAGAATATTGGCGTTAATTATGATAAAATTGCAGAAGCCAAGATTAATAAAAGAAAAAAACTTGCAGTATACAGTAATATTCAAAATCTATGACTCGTACCGAGAAAATTAAACAAATTAAAGCAGAAATAAAACGCCTTGAAGACCTGTGTAAGCTTTTATTTGATTTAAATGCTGTAAAATCTGTAGAAAAGAAAATACAAGAACTCACATTGAAAGAAAATACAAGAACTTACATTGGAGATATTATGACTAAACTTACTTATACTCAATTATTATCGCTTGTTCAATACCTCGCTGTTCATGCTAATTATGAAAATCTGCCGCTGCCTGATGAATTAAAATCTGCTATACAATTCTGTCTTGAAGATTCTATGATAAATGCTTTTGATTTTAATGAAGAAGAAACACTAGAGTCCGTTGTAAGTGATATTGTAGAATTGCTTGATGCTTATGCCTACGATTTTGACGATGACCAGCGTGATCGTATTTCTGAATCTTTGTCTGAAAATACACCCATATAAAACAAAAAACGTGATTAAAAAGGATAGAAATAGGAAAACATTTGACATTAAAATCCACTTACGCCATACGCTCGATTGATCGTAAACTGGCCAATTATATACAAATTCAGCATCACTATTTACAAACCCGCGCCTCCTGTACCTATGCATTTGCTTTACATTTTATACCTACCGATGAAATTGTTGGAGTTATTTTGTATGGCAATCCTACCGCACCTACCACGCTAAATATATGTGGTGAATCTAATCGTAAAAATGTCATAGAGATAACTCGCCTATGGGTTCAAGATAATACGCCTAAAAACATAGAATCATATTTTATTTCCAATACATTACAATTAGTTAATTATTCTATTATTGTTGCTTTTGCTGATCCTGATGCCGGCCATGTGGGAATTGTGTATCAAGCCTCTAATTTTCTTTATACAGGCAAATCTGAAAGAAAAGGAGGTGTAATTGCTATAAAAAACAATAAAATACACAATAAAACTCTTTGGAAACAATATAAAACTGCAGAGAAAATTAAAGAGGTATTTGGCGCTAATAATGTGTATTATAAATCCTATGCCACAAAGTATCGCTACGTTTATATAAAAGATAAAAAATATTTAAAAGATTTAATATATCCTAAGAAGGCGTATCCAAAACCAGTGTAGGTAGTAACCTACTTAGAGTAAAAATAGCGAATTCTCTGTATAAAAGCACAGATGAATTATAGTGCAAGTGTGTACTAACTTCACCAAAGTGTATACAAAACTGCCACAATGTTGCTCAAAAACAACAGCAAAACCTCCATTTTTACCCTTGACAATTGCCGCATTCTGCCATACAATCCATACATACTGATTAAGGATTGATATGAAAACCAAGCGATTTGTGATGGGTCTGAACAACAACCAACGCATCCGAGTGATTTGCGATGGTGTTGGGTTTGTCACTACGGTTGCTGGTGCTTTCGATATGCCTCTGGCTCACCAACGGATTGCTGTGACCTCTACGCTAGTCGCCCTTGGTCTGGCGGTAATTCAAGAACCTTGCACTAAGGCTTTGGATGCTAGCCAATGGGTCCATGATCTAGATAGTGAGCGTACAAGAATCGAGGTACAAATTGACTTGTTGTAAAAAAGCAACGGGCTTGACAATTGCCTGGATTTTGATAGAATTGATTCTGTAATAAGTGAGGTTGATATATGAAACACTATGGAATGTATACACCCGAAGGTGATGCTGTGGTTGGCGCGATTGTTCAACTTGCAATTGATCAAAATTTTTCCTATAATAATCTTGAAAAAGAACTAATAAAGCTCTCTAAAATAAAATTTTTTGAAGAGGCTACAGATACTGCTGTTCGTGAAGAGGTTTTTGCAGCTCTGCGTGAAGGAGCAAATTCAAAATGGCCATTATTTGTATCTCTGCGTGAAGGAGTTTTTTAATATGTCTAATTTAATTGATCTAGTTACCACAAAGTATTTTGATCATATTCGAAACGATTATTGCAAGTGGCAGAATCTAGACGGTGATACTATTGGAGATCAGATACGCCGCGAAATGTCTGAAGAATTTTGTGCTAATATCTCTGTTGAAATTGGTTCAAAATATATTAAGGTTTGCACTGGTCGCTCTGGCTACGGTCGCTCTGTTCACTCGTTTATTGTAATGAAAGACGATGGAAAATTCAAGGCAGGAGATATTTTAAAACCCGCCTCGTGGGCAGCTCCCGCTCGAAACTTTGCTCGTGGTAATATTTTCGTTGGTAATTATTCTCGTGTGACTTGGACTTGTCCCACATAATTGCCTCACATAATGCTTGACAATGATAGGATACTGGTGTCCGCTATGAATATTGATGATATTAATGCCCTTTGTAGGGATATTGCTGAAGAAACTCTTGAAGAAGAGGTAATTGATTACTGTGATGCTCTGGATGAAGAGTATATTGCCATGATGGAGAATCTATACTGGCCGTTTCCTGTTGATGTTGCGTAAATACAACATCGAAGGCTCTTGACAATCCCTCATCTCTGCCATATACTTTCACCATCGAATTTAAAAAGGAAATTGAAAATGACTGCTCGTTCTGGTTCTTTTACTGATATGACCGCTTCTCTTGCTGCAAAGCGCACTGCTCTGAAGGCGCTCCGCTCTGAGGTTAAGGAGCTCGCCACTAAGGTTAAGGCTGAGAAGGCCATCGCCAAACAGGTGAAGGCCGATTTTCGTGCCGCTCGTAAGGTTGCTCGTCAGGCCACTGCTGAGGCTCGCGCACTGAAGAAAGCCAATCGCATTGCTGCTCTTGAGGCAAAGCTTCTGGCGATGAAGATTGGTCCTGTGGGTGCTGCCGCAAAGCGCGCCGCTCGCAAGCCCTCTCCCGTAACCATTGTTGAGGTGACCGCGTAATGTGGAATCTTGAAGGTCTACAAGTAAAGGGTCTGTACATGGGTTCAATCCCTGTGGCGGGTCGTGTAGAGCTCTCTCGTGTAAAGTATGGTGGCGAAGTGAGCCACCATGTAGTACTAGAATCTCCTGTAGAGGTCTATGGCGCTGTGCGTGATCGTGTAATTCTAGAACATAAGTTTGTAAAGCAGGTAAAGAGCTAAGCAGCTCACTATTGCCACACATTACAGTAGAGGGTGGTATAATATATTTGGATTAAGGATCCCTTACTGGATGTTAAGGGATCCACTAAAGGATTCACTTGCGCTTTCTATTTTCTCTCTTGAAAAAAACCTCCGGATTCAAAATTTCTGTGGACTACGAGCTTCAAAAAAAGCTCCGGAGTCCAAATTTTTTCCTAAGTAGAAGCCGGAGGTATAAGAATGAACGAACAAATTAAAAAACTTGCTGAACAGGCTGGACTATACCACGTGCTCGATAACGGCCATCTTTATCCTACTAATTTTACTGCTGAACAGTCTATTACTGCCTATAATACATTTGCTGAGTTAATTGTACGGGAGTGTGCCCGTGAACTTGACGAACGAACCGTATTTGTGCGAGGCATTAGAGCAGGTACTTGGATTAAACAACATTTCGAAGTTAAAGAATGTCTGTAATAAAAAGGATTGTATATGAATGATGGAAACTTTACTGTAATTTCTAATGAAGAAGCAGTTCTCTTTCGTAAGTTGAAAGAGATGTATAATGAAATACAACAACTAACAATTAATCATAATCTTGCAGAAGGTTATGCGGTGGTCTATCCAAATGATTTAGCAAAGGCATTAAAAATTGTTAAAGAAGATTGGTGGAATGATGGACTTTAAAGATTTTGGTGATGCTCTTACCTTTGTTTGTTTGATATGCCTACAATTGGCTTTTTTGGCCATTGGTATTTTGGTATTTTTTGCAGCAATGTTTATATGAATGATCTTGTAGACAACATGGCAAAGCGTGCAGGGTTTCGTTACATTCCTGCGGAAGGTACAGGCTGGGTCGGTGACTCTAATAATTTGGAACTTTTTGCAGAGTTAATTATTCGTGAGTGCGCGGACATTGCTACAATTAATGCACATCAGTACGAAACACCTGGAACATATGTACTTAAACATTTTGGATTAAAAAATAAAATCACTTGTTAATTTGACTTATAGGAGTTTAATATGATTCGCCGTGAATTTGCTTTTCTTTTGGATGCCTGGCTTTGGTGTCAACAACATGGCATAGATAATTGGCAGGAACGCCTCAAGCGTAAAGATTGGGGAACTTGGGTACTTAAAGTGCCCATGATAACTTCTAAAGATACAAAAATTAAAGCAAATACTTAATGACTACATTTTGGTTGTTTCTTAATACCGCTTTTGCGCTGTGGATGTTTAGTGCAGCCACCGAAGAGCTTCGTGAAAAAAGTAAGTTCTTTTGGTTTTTAATGATTTTTGGATCCGCCTGGAACGCCGCCACAGTGGCTGTCGCACTGTTGTAGAAATACAACAAAAAAGTTATTTAAAATCAAGAGCTTAGCAAGCCCTTGACAAATATCACTTTTTGTCATAGAATGGCACCATGAAAAAGCGATCTGATCGTAACTATGTTTTGTATCAAGTGACCTGCATGGACACTGGTGATTCTTACATCGGTCTGACTGTTGCTTGTGGTCGTGCTTTTGTTCGTTCTGTTAAGATTCGCTGGCAGAAGCACGTATCTCGAGCCTTTCGTGAAAACAAGGCCTGGGCCTTCTGTGATTTTATTCGTAACAATGTCAATGCTGAGTTTCGCTACGAAGTAATTGAAATTGTTCGTGGTCGTAAAAATGCGTATCAGCGTGAGCGTCAAATCATTGCTGAGTTTGAACCTTCACTTAACACTTTTTGAGATTTTAAAATGAGCAAAATGAGTAATTTGGTACTTGACCTTCAAGAAGCCATTGCAAATGGTGATTCTTTTGAAGTAATTGCTAGGCACTTTGACGTACCCATTCGGTGGGTATTTGAAGCTGCTGATATGCTTGATAATTACGATGATGCCGATTTTGATAAAATGGACGGCGATCATGCTTCAGCGCTTGCCTCAGCTGGTTGGGGTACCGATGAAGACTACATTATGGAAAATGATTATGACGACTCCTTCTGAATTTCGTTACATTGTAGAATCAGTAAATCAAACCACATTTTATGTGGTTGATTCTTTTGGCGAAAGCATTATAAAAGTTCTAGAGAACTTTGAAACTGCCGAAGAGTGGCGAGATTATTACAATGATCTAGATAGCCAAGATATGTGGAGGTCTGCATGATTCGTGGTTTTATTAATAACGATAAAGATCGAAAAAATTTGACCTTTCTCATTCAAGCAAATGAAGAAACAATAAAAGATTGGTATAAAACTTGCACTGATGATGATATTGCTTATGCTCAAGAATTAATGAATGCTTTTGCTTTAGAATTACAAGATGCTGCTACTGAACTACAAATTGAATGCGAACTTGCAAATATGGATGAATACAGCGAATCTATTTCTGTAATTGAAACTGTGAAGGAAAAATAATGGATCAACTAGAACTTTTTGAAGATACAAAAAATAATCGATACGGCGTTTACCTTGATTTTGAAACCATTGATCGAATTACGGTTGCAGGTTTGAAATCTTATTTGTCTTCTTTAGAAGATAGCCTGGTAGAATATCATAAAGGTAATCGGTGGTTGCACAATGATGATGTTGTGCATTCGGAGAAAGCAATTGAAGCACTTAAACTTATATTACGAGACTTTGGAGAATCCGTCTAAGCCAAGAAATTGGATAGCAAAGGACTTACGCAGTCCTAAATATCGTATGCGTGTTGCTATTTCAAAGAAGCGATATAATCGTAATGTAGATAAAAATAATATTCGTAGGGAAATTGCTTATGAATGAAGTCTCAGCTGAAAACTTTGATGGTTTTTATTTTTTGCCAACTAACTCTGATGATGAAATGCGATTGGCTTACTTTAAGGTCAAAGAGGGTGTTCTTGGTGAACCATTAAAAACAAATTCAATAGGCGATATGTTTCATGTCGCCTTTTTTCGTAAAAATAAAGAAGGTTTTCCAGTTTTTGATGAAGAATTTGAAGCAATATTTTCTGATCCAAAAGTTTATGTAAAAAATCTTATAGGCTCAAATATATACGGTACATTTCTACGTAAGTCTGAAAACTCAGGCGAATTTTGGAAAGAGTACCTCGCTGATACTAAGGCTAAATGTAAACTAAACAAAGTTAAAACATTTATAGAATCTTTTTTAAGTTTAAAGAATGACTGATGAACTAGAAAAATTTCTGTATACACAATATCCAATATTATTTAAAAATGTTTCAAGCCCAAAACGATCTATAGATTTTTTTTTAGGCTGTGAACACGAAGCCGGATGGTTCAACATCGTGAATTCTCTTTGTAAACAAATTGTAGAACACATTAATTTAAAATACCACGATTTACCAGAGACTAAACGGCCTTATCCGCTTGTAAAACAAATAAAAGAAAAGTTCGGCACTCTGCGTTTTTATGTTGATCGTAAAGATTTTGAGATTTCTATGATGATTTCTGATGCTGAAGAGATAAGTTCACGTACTTGTGAAGTTTGTGGTTCTCCTGGCACCCTTAGACCAGGTAGTTGGGTAAAAACCCTTTGTGATAAACATGCTAAAGAGCGAGGTTATAATGAAAAAAGCGAAGAAAATGAGTGAGATTGTTACTCCCGAAGGAAAAAAGTGGTTGCGGTCAACATTGCAAAGTGAAATTGTCACTGTAACATTTGAAAAACTTGACGGAACAACTCGAAAAATGTGTTGCACTCTCATTGAAAACAAAATTCCTGATAAAAGTAAGCCAAAAAACAGCGGAAAAGCGCAAAGTGACGAATCAATTGCTGTTTTTGACTTAGAAAAACAAGCTTGGCGTTCGTTTCGATTCGACTCGGTGCGTCAGATTGAGTTTACTTTAGGTAAAGGTGTACAAAAATGAGTGAAAAGCGTCTTTTTGTTGTTGAAACTGTAAACACTTTTTCGGAAGTTCACATTGTTGAAGCAGAAAATGAAGAAGCGGCAAAAAAAATTGCTAAAAACTCTGACTCCAACGCTTCAAAATGGTTGGGATTACAAGTTTCGAACATTTATGACTTTGATGAGCGTGAATTGCCTCGCTTGAGAAAGTTGGATTCGTACTTTTTTAACGGATATGCGTGTGTTGACAATGAAGGCTATCTCTATTATCGAAAAATGGACGGAGAAGTCAACGAAAATATGCGCCGAGAGAAAATTTATTAAAAATAATGTCATGCATTATTAATGGCGAACTGAAAATGCCGTCAAGATTGTATAAATCTGTTGGCGGCACTGAAAACATGGCTCGGAACTTTATGAAATACGTTCCGGTCGACAGTTATCAAAATTTTCAAATTCATATTTCAAAATTAACACAACCAATCATCGATGGCAAGAAGCAAATTCTTTGGGCCATGGATAATCATTGTGATCAAGACAGTCCTGTAAGAATTTACAGCTGGGATTGGTTTGTTTTCATTTCGGATTGGCAAAGAGGTCAGTACATAAGAGAACATGGCATACCTTTTGAGAAAACTTCAATAATTGAGAACATTATTGATTTTGTTCCAGATTTAAGTGTAGAAAAACCAAAAGATAAAATTAATTTTGTGTATGCAAGTGTTCCAGATCGTGGTCTGGATGTTTTGTATGATGTTTTTGACCTGTTGTGTCAAAAATACGATAATCTTCACTTGACTGTTTTTTCTTCATACAAGCTTTATGCTTGGAATGACATGGAATACCTTCATCAAGAATTATATGAAAAAATTAAAGCGCATAAAAACATGACTTATCGTGGTTTTGTGCCGGACTACAATGATGTTATCAAAGCAAAGTATGATGCTCACTTTTTTCTGTATCCGTGTACATGGTTAGAAAATTCATGTATTAGTTTGATTGAATCATTAGCTTGTGGTTGTGTTTGCATTCACACTGATTTTTCTGCAATGCCAGAAACTGCTGCAGGTCGCTCAGTTTTGTATGATATGCCTCTTGACCGCGCTTCACACATACAAAAGTGTTTTGATCTTACAAGTGAGCTGATTGACAAGTATATTGCTACACAAAAGTTGCCAAATGACTACGAAAGACTTCTTTACAAACATACACCGCAACACTTTACCGAAAAGTGGATGAAATTATTTAAACAATTATCATATGATACGTTAGCATAAGTATTGGTTAGCCGGATTAGCACAGCGGTAGTGCAATCGCCTTGTAAGCGATAGGTCGTGAGTTCGATTCCCACATCCGGCACCAAACAGTTCGGAGTGTAGCGCAGTCTGGTAGCGCATCTGCTTTGGGAGCAGGAGGTCGTGAGTTCGAATCCCACCACTCCGACCAATTAATAAAAAAAGGAGATTTTAAATGACAACAAATGAAGGCGGTAAGGGTTCTAAACCAAGACCGTTTAGTATTTCACAAAATGAATATGATAAACGATGGGATGCTATTTTTGCTCGCGATTTAAAAGAAGATAACACTGGTGTTCTATCAAATGAATTTCAAGACATTCTTTCTACAGAAGATTGTTTTGATAACGATGAACCAAAAACAATCGTATGACAAAATATTTTTGTGCGATAATTGGTGCAGGAGTTGTTGGTCTTACCACCGCCTACTACCTGGCCAAAGCGGGCCATGATGTTACTGTTTATGATAGCGAACACTATGCAGGTATGCAAACCAGCCGTGCTAACGGAGGTCAGATCAGTGTTAGCAATAGTCAAGTTTGGACTACATGGCCAAATATACAACGTGGTATGCAATGGCTACTGCGTTCAGATGCGCCTTTGTTAATAAGACCTAGATTTGATTTAGACATGATTTTTTGGTTGTTAAAGTTTGTCAAACATACACAAGAAAATTCCAGTCATCAGCGCACACAAGACACAATTTTATTAGGGCTTGAAAGCCGCATTCTTTACAATAATATTATTGATGAAACTGGCATACAGTTTGATCACTCACGCAGCGGCATACTACATGTATATACAGATATCAAATATCTAGAAGCAGCCGAACTAGAAGGTAAAACCTATCGGCACATGGGTTGTGACTGGCAAATGTGCACCGCAGATCAAGTAAAAGAAATAGAACCTTCTTTACGATATAATACTCGCATCATTGGTGGCGCTTGGACTGAAAGCGATAGTGTGGGCGATATACACAAGTTCTGCATGGGTTTGGCTGAATATCTAAAAAAACAAGGCGTGAAGTTTTACTATGGCGCTCATACTACTTTACAGGAATTGGTGCCAGCATATAATCGTATAGTAGTTTGTGCCGGCACTGGCAGCAAAAATTTAGCGCGAGAAATTGGAGAACGATTACCCGTCTATCCAGTTAAAGGTTATAGTGTTACTATTCCATTAGATAAGGAATCTAAAACATATGCTCCACGTGTAAGTTTGTTAGATGATGAACGCAAGATCGTTACCAGCACTCTAGGTGATCGATTACGCATAGCAGGTACCGCAGAGTTTACAGGATATAATAAAGATATAACTATGAGCCGTGTGCGACCTTTACTGGATTGGTGCCATGCCATGTTTCCGGCTTTAAAGACCGATCAGTTTAATCCTTGGGCTTGCCTTCGACCCATGACACCTGATATGATGCCTATAGTGAGGGCTAGTACTAAATCAGTTAAAGTTTTTTATAATACTGGCCATGGGCATTTGGGTTGGACTATAGCTCCTGCCACAGCCAAACAAATAACGAAGATTATATAAAATGGAAAATTTAGCAGTAATTATAATAATGTATTGGCATTGTCAATGGGCAGCTGTTCGATCTATGTTGTCAGAAAACTACATTATACCCTGCACGAAAATTACAGAAATCTTGCAACGCGAAAAGTTCGATAGCGATTGGAATAAGTATCTCGAATGGTGGAGAGCCAATAAAGATAAAGAATTTGCTGATAGAGATCGTATGTTAGAACAATTTGAAATGGATGATAAAATATGAAAAAATTAGCTGTGTTGGGCCTAGGTCATATTGGATCTTATGTCCAAAATATCTTATCTCAAAATCCTGACTTTGCGGTTGCAGGCTATGATCAGACCAATGGCCATGATCTCAATGACCGTGACACATTGCACAGGATTATTGCACAGGTAGATGGCGTGTTGGCATCGACTCCGTTCTTTTTGAACAAACAGATCGCTGGGATATGTAACGAACATGGCGTTGATTATTTTGATCTCACAGAAAGCGTTGATGTCACCAACTATGTAAAGACTTTGAACAACGCACGATTCGTCACACAATGTGGACTTGCTCCTGGTATGGTCAGCGTGATCGCCAACCACATGGCTGCTCAGTTTGATCAAGTGGAAGACATTGAGATTCGTGTAGGAGCCTTGCCTGCAAACACCAATAATCACATGGGCTATTACCGAACTTGGAACACTGAAGGTTTGATCAACGAATACATACATCCTTGTCCGGCCATACGCAAACAGCAAAGAGTCATGCTTGATCCTCTTGAAGAACTGGAACGGGTCAATTTTGAAGGACAACTGCTAGAGGCCGCAACCACCAGCGGAGGCTTAGGCAGTATGGCTGATACTTGGCAAGGGCGAGCGCAATCAGTTGATTACAAAACTCTGCGTTATCCCGGACACTGGGCATTAATGAAGTTCCTGAAAGATGATCTTGGCTTGGCCTCAAATTTCCGGCGTTTTGTTGAAATATTTAACAAATCTGTGCCACAAACAAACCAAGACTACGTGTATATTCTGATCAATGTCACAGGACTTATAGACGAGCAAATGTACATCAAGCAATACAGCAAACGCATTGAAAGTGTGCCCGGTGCCACTGCCATACAGCGCACCACAGGTGATGGTGTCATGGCGGTATTAGATGCATGGCAAAAAGGTGCTTTGGACAATCAACGTGGATGGGTAAGAATTGAAGATATTGATTATGACAGCATTTGGTCCAGTCAATATAGTCAATGTTATTGGCAATAAAAGGTTGCCATGACCAAAATGTTTATGTTATAATTAACAGTATTAGTAAATTTAATTTTTAAAAGGAAATAAAATGAAATTGATTGTATTAACAAGTTTAGTATTTTTATCTGTTCCTGCTATGGCGCAAGATGTAGCAGCAGGTAAAATTAAATACGGCACCTGTATTGCCTGTCATGGCGCACAGGCCGGCGGCGGTACAGGTCCTAAGTTGGCAGGACAGCCTGCGGCTACCATTGAGAAAAAACTCACTGCCTACAAAAATAAAGAACAGGTTGGACCACAAAGCGCTTTGATGTGGGGTTTTGCTGCACAACTGACGCCCGCTGATATTAAAAATATTGCGGCCTATACTGCTACATTAAAGTAATATTTTAAAGTGTAAGAGAAAAATTATGAAACAGATTTTAAAAAATTATTGGAACGCATTGCCAGATTTTGATTGGAGTAACTTGTTGTTACGAATACCACTAGCCATGGTGTTTATTACACAAGGTATAGCCAAGATGCCATTTGATCCCGCCGCTGGTGCTGCATTTGGATTGTCAGCGTTGGTTTGGTGGTTTGTTGTTTATGGTGAAATATTGGCTGGCTTTGGTCTTTTGGTAGGTGGTCTAACAACATTAGCAAAGATTCGTGACTTGCCATATGTTGCTGAATTTGGAGATGCACTTACTAGATTTTCCGGATTGGTTATGTGTTGTGTAATGACTGGAGTAATTTGGGTAGTACTCAAGCCCGAAAGTCTAGTTGCTTTTATTTTAACTGACTATCTACACTTTAGTTTATGGGTCGGTGGACTTTACTTTGCTCTTAGAGGTAACTGGGCTGTAGCAGTAAACAAGAAACAATAGTAAAGTAAATATTTACTTACTCTAATAAAATGTTTAGTAAACTAATCACACTTACACTAATAATTTTAACATCGCTTTCTTATTCACAACCAATTACAGCACAAAGTTGGCTTGTTACAAATGAAAACGGTGCTATTATTCAAGGTGAAAATCACAGTGAAGTTAGGTCTATTGCATCTATTACAAAACTCATGTCTGCTATGGTTGTATTAGACGCTAAACAAGATTTAAACGAAAAGATAGGAAAGTTTACACGAGCACAACATATACAAATGTCACTTGTTGGTTCCAATAACGAATCTGCAATTTTGTTATGTGATAAATTTCCAGGTGGCAAATCTCAATGTGTTTATAATATGAATCTTAAAGCCGAAAAACTTGGCATGAAAAATTCTAAGTTTGTTGAAGCAACAGGTCTTAGTCCGATGAATATTAGTACCGCAGAGGAGTTAGTGCGATTAGTTTTGGCAGCCAAAGAATATCCTGAAATTGTACAGGCAAGTCAAACGCCTGTGATACAAATTAAAATACAGAAAAAATGGTTCTTTTTTCGCAACACAAATCCAATTATTGGTCAGCGACATACTTTCATAGTAAGCAAAACTGGGTGGACAACACCAGCTGGTGGTTGTATTGTGATGATGTTAAATACTGAAATTGGAAAAAGAGTTGTAATTGTTTTAGGCAGTAAAAACACCAAAACACGAATACCTGAAGCTGAATTTATAGCTACCTATAACTATCAACATACATACTATGTGGTTGACTGAAAAAAAAGACAACAAAGTAATCGTTAACGGTACTTTTGATATTCTGCATATTGGGCATATAAAGTTACTTGAATATGCGAAATCTCTTGGTAATTATTTGACAGTTGCTATTGATACGGATCGAAGAATCAAAACCAAAAAAGGTTTATCTCGACCAATCAATAATGAATTTGAGCGTAAGACTATGCTCGAGGCTTTGAAATCGGTTGATCAGGTAATTGTTTTTGATACTGATGAAGAACTAATTGAACTTGTAAAAAATTCTGATATAATGGTTAAAGGTTCTGATTACAGAGGTAAATCAGTTATCGGTGAGACATATTGCAAGAAAGTGATTTATTATGACCGAATCGAAGGTTATTCAACTACGCAAAAAATACAAGATATTGCTCATCGGTGATGATTGTATCGATGTTTATCGATACGGTATGGTTGATAGAATATCTCCTGAAGCACCAGTTCCTGTTTTTAAATTTTCTAATGAAGAAACTAAGCCTGGTATGGCTGGTAATGTACTAGAGAATTTAAAAACTTTTGGTTGTGATGTAAAATATCTTCATGGCGGTACATCAACTAAAACTAGATTAATTGATTTAAGAAGTCGCCAACATATTGTGCGAATCGATGAAGATTATAATTGCATTGCTGTTAAACTAAATTCTGACTTTAATTTAAATCGCTATGATGCAATTGTCATTTCTGATTACAATAAAGGTTCTGTTACTTATGATTTGATTAAAGACCTAAGAAATTTTTTTGAAGGTCCAATTTTTATTGATACAAAGAAAAAAGAGTTACATAGATTCGATGGTTGTTTTGTTAAAATAAATTCTATTGAATATGATGCAATACAAACATCCACATTTTCTAATAAACTAATTGTTACTCTTGGTCGTGATGGTGCTATGTTTGATCGAAAAGTTTTGCCAGCGCCTAAAGTTGAAGTGGTAGATGTCACAGGCGCAGGAGATACATTTCTTGCCGCATTGGCATACAAATATTTGTTAGAATCTAATATTGAAAAGGCAATTCAATTTGCAATTAAAGCAAGTTCAATAACAGTGCAACATATGGGCGTTTATGCGCCAAAATTGGAAGAGATATGCGATTGAGTGGGTTTGTTAAGAAAGGTTGGGGTCACGAAAAGATTTGGTGTACCAACGATAAGTATTGCGGTAAGTTTTTGCATTTCAATAAAGATGCAAAGTTCAGTATGCACTTTCACGCCGAGAAAGATGAAACTTGGTATATTTTAAGTGGTAAATTTATTGTTAAAACAATTGATACAAAAACGGCTGAAGAACAAGTAAAGTATCTTTCTGAAGGTGACACTTGGCACAATCCGCCTTTGTTGCCACATCAAGTCATTTGTATTGAAGAAGGCACTATTATTGAAGTAAGTACGCCTGATTCAGTTGAAGATAATTATCGCATTGCTCCCGGAGATTCTCAAAAATGAAAATTCTTGTGACAGGTTATAAAGGTTTTATTGGTTCAAATTTGTATCGTGCTATACCATCTGAACATACAGTGGTTGGCTTCGATTGGGTTGATGATTTGCCAGATGTTTCTGATTTTGATTGGGTTATACACCTCGGTGCTATCAGTTCGACCACTGAAACAAATGTTGAAAAGATAATGAAACAGAATTATGATTTTTCTGTATCATTGTTTGAAGCATGTTATGATAATGCCGTGAATATGCAATACGCCTCTTCTGCATCTGTTTATGGATTAAGAACAGATTTTCGTGAGGATGCTCCTGTTGATCCACGAACACCATATGCTTGGTCGAAATATCTTTTTGAGCGATATGTTAAACAAAATGATCCGCCACATATAACTGTACAAGGTTTTCGTTATTTTAATGTTTATGGGCCTGGTGAAGAACACAAAGGTTCACAAGCAAGTCCATTTACAAAATTTAAACTACAAAAAGAAAAAGATGGTTACATTACACTATTTGAACAAAGTGAAAAATATCGGCGTGATTTTATTCATGTTGATGAAGTTGTGAACTATCACATAAAGTTCTTGAAAGTACAAGAAAGTGGTATTTGGAATATTGGCACTGGAAAACCAATGAGTTTTCGAGATGTTGCTAATACAATTGGTAGTGATGTGCGAGAGATACCTATTCCTGACAACATTAGACCGTTCTATCAAGAATATACTTGTGCTGATATGTCTAAAACAAAAGAAACATTAAGTAAATATATTTGACCGAGTTAGCTCAGCGATAGAGCATCGTTTACAATACGAAGGTCAATGGTTTAATTCCATTACTCGGTACCATGCCTCGGTGACGGTCTCTTCTGAGGCACCAAACAAAGCGACCGTGGTGAAATAGGTATACACAGGAGACTTAAAATCTCCCGCTTCGGCGTGCCGGTTCAAATCCGGCCGGTCGCACCACATATCTGTCCGTAGCTCAGTCGGATTAGAGCAACAGCCTTCTAAGCTGTGGGTCGGGGGTTCAAGTCCCTTCGGACAGGCCATGTTAAATAATCAATGAACTGGATAAAAATTAACAATCTTGAATTTGCTCAAGAGATAGTCAAAGAGAGTGATCATGGGCCAATCACTTGGTTATACATTCGTGGGCCACAAGGCGTGGTTAAAGCCTACGATATAGGTTTTATTATTGATGGTTATTATGAGCAGTATCCAGATAGGTTGTGGGACCTTTATAAGGATATACTTGCTGTCTTAGCAGGACATTATCACTGCTGTTTATCAGGTAAGGTTTGGAATTTTTGAAAAGTCCTTTGTTGCCACCACATAAGCCATGGACTTATGTGAGCTAGGCACATTACTAACCACATTATAGGCATTTCTA